GCAATAGCAAATGCAATTATTATTTCAAATATCCAACCACCAATACATGCACTGCAACCAACAATGGAACACAAATATCTTTGAGTTATGACCCGTCCAATACTCCACCTGTCTTATTCAATGATATTCAATACAATATTTCACAAATCACAATCTTTACTCCTTCTCTCCATCAATTCAATGGAAAACAAGTAGATGCAGAAATAATCATAGAACATATACCTGTTACAGGAAGCACCTCGGGAAATATGTTGGTAGTTTGTATTCCTATAATAAGCCAATCCAATGCATTGACCACCTCTGGAAACCTCAATAGCACCAATATACTCACCAATATTATCAATGCAGTATCTACTGGAGCACCCTCTAGAGGAGAATCAACGTCTCACATCAACGCCTTTTCATTGAATGATCTTGTGCCCATGAAACCTTTTTATAGCTATCAATCTACTGATTTTAATATTGGTGTGCCATTGTGGTGGGTTGTTTATGGAATAGAAAATGCGATTGTTCTTCCTAACAATATTATTTCTACTTTGCAAAAAATAGTGCCTTACCACTCTCCACCTATAGAGGGCAAATATGATTTGTTTGTCAATAACAATGGCCCTTCTATAAAATCGCCTGAATCAGGTGACGAGATTTACATTGATTGTCGCCCTACTGACGCATCTGAAGATACTCAACTAGTATCCACTTCTCTCAAACCAGCAGTAAACAATGATGTAATGATGTATCTTTCTAATCCCTATTTTGTTTTCATTCTATTTGCCGTTGTTTTTGCCGTCATTCTATTTGTAACCAGTATGTTTCTTTCAAGCATGAAGGGCATGTAAAATACGTGTTGTTTTATACTACACCTTTGTAATCCACAGGGGCTGCATGAAAGGTTTGTGATTGATCTGGTTTGAATGATGGATCGCGAAGAGGATTGGACATGCAAAGAGGTGCCATCTTATGAACCACTTCTTGTTCTAAAGTATAGGGAAATTGGTTATACATGGTTAAATTGGTCTGCTTTTTCTTTTCTGTGGGCAAATATTTGGCAAGAGCATCCGTGCCAGTTGTCACTGCTGAACGACGAATCAATTCATAAGCAACAAAGAATCCAATCAAACCTAAAACGGGATTGGTGCAAGCAAACAAAACCAGAGACAGGCCGACGACAATGATTTTACCCACCATGGAATCAACCCATCCTGCAAGAGGTTCAGGAGTTTTATAGTCCATAATCAAGTAAAGAATCAAAATAATACACAAGACAATTTGTCCTACATTTCCTTTTTCTTTCATGGAAAACATTTGAGAAGTTGCCTTATCTAAAGATCGATTTATATTTGTTGGCGCCATATATATATCATATTTATATATTATTTTTTTGCATGGATTGCTACCTTTGAACCTTTGAACCTTTGAACCTTGAAAATAGAGAAAAAAATTGATTGATTTATTGATTTAAGGTTTTCTATTCATAATATAATTATTATATCATGAATGATAAACAAATGAATACCTACATTGGAAACAAAGGATATACTCTTTTGAAAAAAGAATTGACGGATCAACAGCAAATTACGCTTAAAAACGAATTGACGGCAAAACCTTTTACCCAAGGAGGTATGGGAATGCAAGAATCCATAACCTATCCAGTCTATCGTGAGTCAGCCAACAAATTTTATATTCCGCGTTTTTACGGAGAACGTGTGTATGGTCCTGCAAAAGAAATGAAAATATCGGATGGAGAAGCGATTGATATTCCTTTTACTGGTTCCTTGAGAGAAAATCAGCTGCCAGTGGTGGAAACCTATATGAAGCATATACAAACGGGAGGTGGAGGTGGAGGTGGATTGATTGAACTCTTCTGTGGTGGGGGCAAAACTACGATTTCTCTCTACCTATCCTCGCAAATCAAAAAGAAAACCTTGATTATCGTCCACAAAGAATTCTTGATGAATCAATGGATTGAGAGAATACATCAATTCCTACCTACTGCACGTGTAGGGAAAATCCAAGGGCAAATCATAGACATTGACAACAAAGACATTGTGATTGGAATGTTGCAATCTCTCTCCATGAAAGACTATCCTGATACCATGTTTGAAAGTTTTGGGTTGACTATCATTGATGAAGTGCATCATATTAGTAGTCAAGTCTTTTCCTGTGCTCTTTTCAAAATAGTGACCCGGTATATGCTAGGTCTCTCGGCAACGATGGAGAGAAAGGATGGGACAACCAAAATATTCAAAATGTTTTTGGGAGACGTGGTCTACAAGGGAACGCGAGACGACAAACATCCGGTGATAGTAAGAGCCATGGAATATATTTCTGGAGACGAAGAATTCAATGAGATCAAATATGATTATCGCGGAAATGTCATGCACAGCACTATGATATCCAAATTGTGTAGTTTCAATCATCGTTCCGAGTTTGTTTTGCGGATATTGATTGATTTGTTGAGAGAAAATGACAAGCAGCAGATTATGATATTGGCACACAATCGATGTTTGTTGAAATATTTTTACGATGCCATCGTTCATCGAGAGATTGCGACATGTGGATACTATGTGGGTGGTATGAAAGAGGAAGCATTGAAGAAAACAGAAAGCAAACAAATAGTGATTGCTACGTATTCCATGGCGGCGGAAGCATTGGATATCAAAACGTTGACTACCCTTATCATGGCAACCCCCAAGACAGATATTACACAAAGCGTGGGTCGTATTTTGAGAGAAAGACATAGCCAACCCATAGTTGTTGATATCATTGACAAACACGCTTGTTTCAAAAACCAATGGCAGAAACGAAAAACATTTTATAGAAAAGAAGACTATAAAATCATTTATTGCACAAGCACTGAGTATACTGCAGATACTACGGGTTGGAAAGTGGTTTACAATCCTACAATGTCCAATAAAGGAGATTGTTCTAACAAAGTATATAACGAAGAAAGAGAGAAAGAGGATGCCACGGAGTTAACTGGAAAATGTTTGATTAAATTGAAAAAATAATACGCGATGCTTAGACCAACTCGTATTTCAAGTGCCGACAAAAATATATTGTTCAAAGTGATTTATTGTATAAAGAGATATAAAGAATGGCTTCAAAGAAATTGTCAACAAAGTTTTTATTTTTAGGCGTCATTTTCATTCTTGCTATTTTTGCAGTATATGTAATATACAAATATATGAGCAAAAACATGAGCAAAAGTAGTGACACAATAAAATGTAATATGAAATTTGGATTGTGTCCTGCTGCAAAATGTATTCCCAATCCATATGACGATTCAAAAGCTTATTGCATGTGTGATGTTGCGAATGGAGTCAATTATAGTGTTGGGAATAACGATTGTGAAAAAATAAAACCTTATACATCGAAATCCGGACAAGAAGTTATTTTTTCCGACTTTAGCCCAGTTATTACAAAAATGGGTTATCATTTGCAAACATGTCCTCCCGAAGCAGTAAATTTGAATTGCATGAATAAAATTTGCTCGGTGGATCCAAATAATCCTTCAAAAGCAATTTGTTTGTGTGATAAGTTGGATAATCATGGATTGGATTGGGTTACGTTCAATAAAAATGGCGAACCAAAAACATGTAATTATCAATCAGGAGCGTCGAAACAGAGTTATGTAAATTTGAATTCATTTATTGCAGGGAACTAGTCTACAGGAGTTATTACCTTTTTATCTGCTTGGTTACATGCTGATCTTCTTTTTGTTTTACACCTTTTTTCTAAAAGGTGTAAAAGATATAATTCTATTAAATTTTCAATGATGTAAAATGTTTATATATTTAAATTTGAAATCCTTTGTTGGTAAAATGATTGTAACTGTCTATGCAGACCCCGTTATTGGTTCCTAAAGCTTGATATGGTGGTGGATTGGCTAGAGCTAATTGACTTGCTGGTAAGGCAGGAGGGGCTCCCGTAGAATAGATTCCCGTGTTGGGAATATCACTGCCATATTGTTGATAGAATAGTGATCCTACACCTCCATGCATTTTTCCATGCATTTTCCCATGCATTTTTCTACTTTTTCCATGTTTTTTGGTGCCACCATGTTTTTTTCCATAACTTTTTCCACCTTTACTTTTACGCATTGTTTTGCTTCCCTTTTTTCCTCCTTTTAATCCAACACTTTTCTTTAATCTTTTCAATAGACTCATCTTTGATTTTTTGCTGCCCATCTTATACTTTTTCACTATATTATTAATTTTTTGTTTCAAGGTTTTATTCACGTCTTTTCTTTTGTGTTTGTGTTTTGCGCCTCCTTTTGTTACTCCTGGAATGAACGAATTGGCTGCTTGTACATTATTCAGCGGTACGGGTAATCCAAATTGTTTACTCGTTTCATTGCTTCCAAATTGACTTGGGTCGTTTATCGCGTAAGAATTGACCAGTTTTAAATCCGTATTACTAAATGGATAGGTTTGTTGATTGGGTGGAAATTGATAATTGGACATGGTATATATATATATAGATAGATAGATTTTCAAAAAATAAAATAATATTTCATCATTTTATGACAAGTCCAGCTTTTGATTCTGAAAAAATAAGTTATGAAGAATTCAAGGAATCTTTCATGAATTATGTCAAAGAGAATACAGACAACAAACACATTACTCTTGCAAAATCAAAACACATTACAGAAGTATGCAATCGTATTGAATGTTTGGTTTGTTTAGACACAATGTCTTTATGGAAATATAGAAATTTTTTCAGCACCTTTGATCTACAAGGGAAATATGAAATCGTAAATTGTCACAATTGCAGTGATGGAAAGGTATCTAGTTATTCAGATACAAATGTAATCAAAGAAAACAAGATCAAGGTTTTACCCTTTCCTTGTGGATCGTTTCAAAGTATGTTGTATGAATTAGAAAAAATGCCTCTTCCAAAAGAAGAAGTAGATGAAAGTATACCTTTATGGCATTTATGTAAAGATGAAAATTTGTCTAGAACAATTCATAAAAAAAGTGCGGAGGTGGATATTTTAAATCTAAGTGAAGATATTACTAATTTATTACAAATCCACGTTGGAAATTTACTTCAAATGCCTTCATTAATATCGAATCTTGATATGAAATTTTCTTTTTCAAATTCTGTAGAAAAAACAAAAAATCAATGGTATGAAGAAATTAATGATGTAGATGGAAAAACAATTTACATCATGTTTAGATTAGAAAAAGAAGTGATTGGTTATAAAGGCCATTTTTCATTGTTTCGATTTACAGGAAAATCAAGTAAACAACTTTATTCTGTTCGCATCACTATATTGAAACCCAAAAACAAAATGGCACAAAAAAGTTGTGATGAATTAATCAATTTCAAGACAAATGATATTATCCGATCCAAAATGATGTCCCATGTCTTTCAATAATAATCATATTCTTTATCTCTTTTATATTATTTGCTATTCTTATCTTTTATTTGTATTTGCTATTCTTACAGGAACCCATTTTTTGAATTTGTGATTATACACGCACAACATATTATATGATTTGTCCAAATCTACAAATTTATGTGGGTCTTCACTTTCAAACTCTTCTTCGTCGTCACTTTCTTCTAGCAAATCCAAATTAGCATTTTCTTTAATTTTTCGGAATATTTTATTCATCATCACACTGCAGGTATATGATGGTATATAGGCTATATCAAAAAAGACTTCTTTTTTCTGCGACTCGTCGTAAACATACAAATGATAAATGTCATTTTGACTATCTGGTTTGACATGGAATATACGTTCTTTTGATGTATTGATATTTATTTTGGTATTGGTATTAGTATTGGCATTGGTATTGGTATTGATCTGGATATCAGAAGGAGAAGGAGAAGGAGATGTAGAAATAGGAATAGGAATCATATATTTTTTACCATCTTTTCCATAAGAATCAATATGATGAACTTTATAAGGAAGGGATTGTATTCTTTCTTGTATTCCTTGCAAATGAGTAGAGAGAATAGGAAGTCGAAAGAAAATGTCTTGATTTTGTGTTTCATTGTATTTGGCAAAAAAATCCGCAAAAATATTCAATTTATTCAAAAAAGACATACGACCTACATGTTTGTTTTCATAATAATGGACATCTTCAATAGAAAAACAAGATTTTCCATGGGAATAAAAGAGAGTCCCGTAAAAAACAGCATTTCCTGCCAATGGTAAATGGAGAGAAGATTTTTGAATAGAACGAATTTGTTTGTTTTCTGCAATTTCTAATAGAAACGTAGAAGAAGAAGAAGAAGAGGGAGAAGAGGAAGAAGGAATATAAACAAAGAATTTTTTTCCTTGAGGTATTGCCGAAAAAACAACTCCATTCTCCTGCAAAACTTTGTTATGAACCATTTTTTCATAAGAAAGTTCAATGGGTGGAAATGTTTTTAATACTTCATTTTGTGCGGATTCGGATAAAAAGGATGTGTTTTTTCGAAAAGGTTGCATATATATTGTTTTCATAAAATGTCTTTAAATAGTTTTTCCAATATATATTGATGTTCAAAGGTTCTCTCTAAAAGGCAGATCCAAATCTAAAAGGCAGATCCAAATCTAAAAGGCAGATCCAAATCTAAAAGGCAGATCCAAATCTAAAAGGCAGATCCAAAAGAACTTCCTATACCAGAGGAGGAATCCAACATGGCTATATTTGTAGAACCTGTCCCTCCGCTTAAAGAGTTGGATCCGGATCCTAATCCTTTTCCAAAATCTAAACCAGAATCTGAACCTTTCATTTGTTTTTTCAAGAAACTTTTCAATTCGTTCTTCATGACATCTGCATCTGGAATAGGGATTGGTATAGGTATGGATACATTATTGCCGAGAGAAGATGTCTCTCCAGATTGAATCGTCTTGTACATTTTTTCATACTTGTCCATGGGTGCATTGACTAAATCTTTTATTTTGGGAGTAGTCAAGGTGGATTTGAAAAAGTGAATCAAATGATGAATCAAAAATATAAAAATAATTGAAATAATAGTAGTTTGAAGCGTCCAAAAGATCATATATAATCATTTGATAATTTATTGGCTTTATTTTACACGCTTCCAATTGTTCTTTTCTCTCTCTTTTATCCACTATCTACAATAAAAAATTGATTTGAAAATGTTAAAAGTGAAAAAGGAATTAAAGATATACTCAATAATTAATCCAATGTCTCCTTTAGCTATTTTAATCGTTGAAAAAACCGGTATAATTAAACCTCTGCAAATTAAAGAATACAAAGAAGAGGAACTCTTTAAAAAATGTGGATTCAAAGTTTCTACTGGATTTTCAAAACAAACCGAATGGAAAATCAAATTGAATGGAAATACGTATTTGATCTCTGTCTATGGCAAGACGAATGGAAAAGCCAATACGGAAAACAAATACGATTTCCCTCCTCCTATTGACAATACATTATTCTTTGGTGCTTGTGCTATACTTGGAAATCAATTGCAATTAGATAATACTATTTTACCTATATCCTTGACTGCAGATTTGTGGGAAAAATGTTATGAAAAATTATTCGGGGGGTTTGAAGATTTGGCTTCAACATGTATCGAAGATGAAAATGAAATTGATGAATTGGCCAATATGGACAAAAGCAAGAAAACAAAAACGGGGTATTTAAAAGATGGATTTGTTGTTGATAGTGATTCAGATCTATGTCTTGAGGATGATTTTGAAACAGAAGAGGATACGGAATTGGAAAATGGAGATGCAGATGCAGATGTAGTGGAAGAGGATGATCTTAATATTGAAGAACTGGATATTGGATCTGAATTGTCGGAAGAATCCTATGAATCTTATGATGAGGATGATGTTGACATGGATGTGGATGTAGATGCAGATGTAGATGATGACATGGATGTTGATGATGATGATGATGACAAAAAAAAATAAACCAGAAAACCAGAAAACTAGAAAACCAGAAAACCAGAAAACTAGAAAACTAGAAAACTAGAAAACAATAAACAAAAAATTGATTTAAAATTTGTTTCTTATAGATTTGTATCCATAAGAAACTATTTGTAAAATGAGAATTATTCAAGAACCAGAAACGTTTAGAAAAAATGTTGTTGCACAATTGAACAAATTGATTGAAAATGAAAAGCAAACTACCAATCTAGAAAAAGGAATTTTCAATTATTCTCTCAAAGAAGCATCGAACAGAAGAGTAGTAAGAAAATGGGACAATCCATATTTTGTGCAAATTTATACCGACCGACTTCGTTCTATCTTTGTTAATTTGACTTCTTTCTCTCATTTGCTACAACGAGTTAAATCAGGCAAAATAAAAGGTCATGTCATCGCCTTTATGACACATCAAGAAATGAATCCTGAAAAATGGGACCCGCTTATTCAAATCAAAATGAAGAGAGACAAGGTAAAATATGACACTACTATCAAAGCAAGCACGGATGCCTTTACATGCAAAAAATGCAGTTCCAAAAATTGCACATATTATCAGCTGCAAACTCGCAGTGCGGATGAACCAATGTCCACATTTGTAAGTTGCATTGATTGTGGTAAGCATTGGCGATGTTAAACCGCCGAAAAAACGACACAAAATAAAAAATACATATTGTATAAAAGGTATAAGAAATATGTATTTACGAAACCAAATCCGAAACCAACCCCAAACCCATATAAAGAGAGAACCCAACATCACTTTTTCTACCTGCTGGTATTTGTTCAAATCAAAATTCAATAGGGAGACGTATTTGCATTGGATAGAGAATTTTCTCTCTATAACCAATCACTTTTTTTTAGTCATTTATTGTGATGAAGAAAGTAGTCCCCATATTGAAACATTTTTATCGAATCCATACATCAAACGAGTGATTAAACCTTTGGATCAATTCTACAATTATAGATACAAGGAGAAATGGATAAAAAACCACGAAAAGAATTGGTTGTTGAGAGAAACAATAGATTGGCCATTGAATATGTTGTGGGCAGAAAAAGTCCATTTTGTCTCACAAACTATGCATAGTGAATATTTTCCCAAAACCGATTTCTATGGATGGTGTGACATTGGATATTTTCGCGACGATTTCACTACGATGAAATCCATGAGTAAAAATCCCAATCTCTTTGATACTTGGTGTTGTCGAGAGAAAATAGAGCGTCTAGACAAGACAAAAATATATTATGCCATGGTCAATAACAACTCCTCTTATATTCGTTCCTTATTCAATAGGATTCAACACAAGAATGCATATGGATTGCCACAACAACCTATACCTGCAGATCAAACATCCATTGCTGGAGGATTTTTTCTTGCATATCGAGAGAAAATAGATTGGTGGAAAAATACATTTGATCAAAAACTGGCATTGTATTTTCATTACGATTATTTAGTAAAAGATGACCAAATAATCATTGTTGACATAGTGTTCTCTTCCTCCAATGTATCTCATTTCTTTTTGGTGAGAGAAAACATGCCTCCCTACAACAATTGGTTTTTGTTTTTGCGTTATTTGCTGTAATTTTCTTGTTGCGCCTCTATTTTTGTCCAAGAAGAAGGAAACAAATCCGATACATTGTCGTGCTTCTTTTTCTCTCCAAACCACACACTTGGATAACAAACAATTTTGTTTGAATGTCTATTCAAATAAGCACCCCACCATGAAAAGGAACTATTGGCAATGATATTGTGTTGACATAAACTCATACACAACATTTGCTTCCAATCAGAAATGTCCGAGGTGATTCTTATAAATACACATGAAGGAAATTGTTCTTGTAAATAGTCTATCTTGCTTACAACATCTGGATAATCTTCTTCTTCGCAAAAATAAAGAATTTTATAGGAAGAATAATGAGTTGTATCCAATATGTATTGGATCGCCTGTTTATAATAGTCTACGTTCAAAATGGGATGATACTCTTGCAAATATTTGTAATCCCCTAAACGAAAATGGAGACTAATGGAATGATCAAAATTGATTTTGTTGTGTTTATTATCATTGTTGTCGTCATTGTTTTCTTCTTCCTCTTCTT